TATATATAGCTTATAGTTTTATTATATATTTGTCAATAGGTATTTATTTAATGCGTCTTGGCTTATAATATAAGATATGAGAAGAGAATTAAAAACATGTCCATATTGTAATAAAAGATTTTTCCCAAGATTGGGTAAAGAAAGCACTCAAATATACTGCAAGCCGACACATAGAAAAAATAACTGGATAAGAAAAATGACCAGCAAAAAGGGACTCCGAAGAGTCCCAGTTTTGCAATGTCAGTTTGTAGTTTAACTTGCGTAAGCAGATCCATCGCCTTTACTACCCCAGACACCTCTCCAATCGCTCCAACCGACAGAAAATCGGGTGCGAACTTTGAACAAGGCCTGATCGGTATCGAACGATTCATCTTGTTTAAACTCGGGTCGAATTCTCCAGAACCAATTAAGTTCGTGAGCTTTAGAATCAACCAAGAACCATGCGGTACTGGAAGTAAGATAAATCCAGTCGATGATCTTGAATTCACCACGGTAGACGTTGACATCGTTGTCAGCGGTACCTTGGCGTTTCTCTGAATCGACAATAAGTTTGGCAGTCTTTCTTAGAGCAATTGGAACAATGATTGTATCGGGCATGATATCAATCTTCATTCCCTTATCGTCAACTTGTCCCTGTGCAGCCAAAACTCCTGTCTCAAGGTTTTCTTCGCCTAGTGTTATACCAGTCGAGGAAGCATTTGATTGAGCAGTTCCGCCATCAGCACGAGGATGCAAAGTAGAACATAAAGGTTTTGCATCTCCACCAGCGTAGCTGGTATTGAAAGATCTGTTTAAAACCTGTGCAGCTTCGTTTTCAGCAGTTCTGCGGGCAGCTCTACCAAGAGCAGCAGGTTTTTTCTTCATAACATTATAGAGATCATCCTCCCATTGTTCACGAGTAACTTTGAATCCCTTGGTGTATTTAAGATGTTTGTACACCTTGTCATACATCTGCACTGGATCTTCGTAAGTAATAGATTCAGCTTCATCAGTTTGGTTTAGATATCCAAAACCTGAAACGGCAGAATCTCTCTCGTCTTGTTTGCCACTAGAATTAATCTTATAGATTGATTCCATTAGCATCGGGGTCTCTTTGAACGAGTCGTCAAAGATTTTCCTAAAACCTGGTTCTAGGATGTCTCCGAAATCAGCACGTCTTGCCATATTTTTCTTATATTATTAATAAATTACGCACTAATAACGGCGGTAGAATTACCGACTTGAGTAATTAGTTGCGTCTCAGCAATGCGGAATAATCCTGTTGAAGCGTCTGAGTCTTCATTAGGATCCAACCCTAAGAGTTGGAATTGACCAGAGGTGTCGGAAGCTGAGCTCTGATCAATTTGATCGGAAGCAGCTACGACATCGAATAATTGACCCAAGTTTGCTTGAGCCAACGCACCGTCAGCATCGTTATAGAATAACAATGAGCCAGCGGGGTCAATGATGACCTCAGCGTTAATAAATTCTGCTCGGGTAGAGTTGTCAGAAGCAGAGACGATTGTGTCATCACCACTTAGAGTAGCTCCAGTGCCATTAGAATAACTTAGCGAAAAGGGGTTAATTCCTTTGCTGTCAACCAAACCGACAACAACACCCAAAACTGGAGCACCAGCACCAGCAAGAGTTACTAAACCGTCGGCATCGACACGAACAACATCGCCAATTGTTAAAGTCTCTGAGTCGTTGACTTTAAATTGGACAACCGCAGGTTGCTCGATTCCATATAAAGATTTGCGGAGTCTAAAACCAGTAGAAGCACTATATGCCATATTTGTTTTAATTATTATTACTAAAAGGTTCCCCGCAGGAACCCTACTTAGTATAGATTACAACAAATAGACCTAAAAGTCAATATTATAAGACAATATTTTATTCGATGCTGTCTTCTTCAAGACCGCTACCGACCCACTCATATCCATCCTTGTCTTTGCCAGTTCCATCCAAACTAGACTCGCTTATAACACTTCTTTTGCCAGTAAAGAAGCTGCCAATACCAGTTGGTTGTTCGCCGACTTCTGCTTCCTTCTCAATTTCAATAAATTTCTCTTTTGGGATAATTTCTATTATTTTTTCTGTTTCACCTGGGTGATGTTTTCTCATATGAGCAAAGACTGCGATTTTAGTTCTATTTTGGTATTCGCACTTGGGACATTTGAAGATAGGAGAATCATTCTCCACATTTGAGTCTACATTTTGGGAGACAACTGACTGCTTTAAGAATCCATAGATGCTACAGATATATTCTGCTGCTGAATCGTTTGCAACAACTGTCTCAGAGTTAGCTTTTATCGTGTAGAGTTTCCCATTAAAATTAAACTCACTAATGTCAACATTAGTCGGATTAACTATTTTAATCATATGTTTTATTATTTTTCAGATAATATGTCTTTCTTTCTCTTGATGTACTCTTCTTCTGTTATTCCAAGTCCAACTGCCGCTTTTTTCTCGTCGGCGGATAAAGTTACATCGGCTGATGAAGCATCAATTGATTGACCACCCATTTGCCCGATGGCACCAGTAAAGTTTGGAACTTTGAAGTCACCTTTTTCAATTGCATCCCTGTTGGCTAGGAAATAGGCGTTATCTAAGACCCTTGGCAGCTTGCTAAGAGGAATACTATCAACCATGTCTTGATAATTCTCGAATTTACCTGCTGGGTCAACTATTTCCCACAAGGCCTGACCTATTTTTAAATTAACCTCTTTTTTCTTGTCAGAATCGAGCTTGTCAATACCATATTTTCTACTAAAATCAGAAACGACATTTTGCTCAAGAACTTGTCTATTTTCGTGAGTTTCTCTTTTAACACCAAGAAGTTCGCTATTATCAGTCTTCTTATTGTCAGATTCATTATCCTCAGCCTTCTCTTCAAGAGATTTTACCCATTCTTTAACCATTTTTTCTCTTTCTGGGTCTTTTGATATAGCAGATAGAAGGATGTTTGTCTTTTCTATAAAATTCTTGTATTGACCAATCTCTTGCCCTTGTTCACCTAGCTTTTTACTAGCTTCGGCATACATTTTGGCAATTTCCTCAACAGATTTGTTATTTACCTTGTCACCATCTGTAAAACCACCATTCGGTTTATTATCACCATTATTAATCTGATCGTTTGCAGACTGATTTTTTATCTGGTCGTCGCCACCAGGGTTATTTGTGTTATCCATTTGTATTCTGGGCCCAGGAGATACTGGGTTGTCCTATAATTAATATTACTTTGATAATATCACCAATTGTCTATTTTATCAAGTTTGTCAAAAATGACAATTAAAAGCAAAATAAAAACATCTGCCTTAAACTTACCCAGTTTTTTCATCATTCAAATAATTTTCTTAGAATTTGATATCTTTCAACTAATTGATCTGTGGACGGATTGAGGGGATCACTGGATGGAGTAAAACGTCTAAAAAAGTCAGATAAATTACCAGAATCAGCAAAGTCTTGATATAGGCCACCCTCCCTTAGTAAACCTAGCAGTCCGAGCTTATCTCCACCGCCTAGAATTGCTGTTTGTGGGTCTGGATAATTCACGACACCACCATTAGAGATAATATTATATGGATTACTTCTCTCTGCTGGAACTTTATCAAGTAGGCCTCTACTTTCCATGAGCGATAAAATAACTGGTAGTAAGGGATCTATATTTGGGGATAATTTCTCTCCTGCTTGTGCAAGCTCAGCAGACATTGTAGAAATTGGAGCAGATCCACTAGCAAACTGAGATAATCCAGATTGTATTATGGGCTGTAAGTACTCTGCATCTCTCCTGTATGCCTGTGTGGGTGTTGCAGTGGGTGTAACCACTGGTGCCGGTGTTGGTGCAGGGGTTTGTGGAACGACATTGCCAATCATTGACAGATCTTGGTTTACGTTTGTGCCACCAACTGGGTTTAATAGCTCACCACCACCAAACATTTGCCCTAAACCTGACTTAATTTTACCTGGTGCTGCAGCTACATTTTTAGCACCGCTTTTGACTGTGCCAAAGACGTTTGAAATCAAGTTACTTAGATAGTTTCCGAGTGTATCCATCTTATTTCTCTACTGATATTCGTTTTTCAAACTCACTTCGAGCCCATCTAACCATCAACTTCATATTTAATAGCTCAAGGGCCCCTCCTCTAAATAATGCTTTTTGAACATTAAGAGTCGAGTCCGTTTCTGGAATCCTAAAAATAGCATTTTTGATGCCATCTATCCGTGCATCTATGATTTTCTCAAAATACTCTTCACCACCCTTGTCGTATAGATCTGACCAGAAGGCAATCTCCTTAATTGGAGCCTCTCTGAGCCATTTTTGTATATAAAGTGGTGGAGATTTTATTCTCTTTTTTATTTTAGGCATTTTATTGCTAATTTATATTCAAGCCATGCCACCCATTGTGCTCATGCCTGTTATTTTGGACGGTAGTACATCTTGAATCTTAGTTTTTCCAGGACTAACTGCCTTTCTTTGCGATTCACCAGTCTGAAATGCAGTTTGCGACGTTACATTACTATCTCCACCAGCAGCTAACGCCTCTGGCATGCCACCGGCCTCAACAGATTGACCTCTTTGCTCAATACTCATGACCTCTGGAACGATATGGTTGGCAAAAAGCTGTAAGAGTTGCGGATCCTTTGGAGAATCTGGACTCTTTAGGAATTCTATGTGAATTCTTGTATGTGAAGGCGAGGCATTTGCTGTTGCGGGAATCTCCTGGCCGTTACTTAACATCTTGTTTTCCTCCATTGCGAGCTCAATCAACTGCTTGTTCATTTCTTCGCTGTCATCGGGTGTCTCAGCCTCTTGTTCAATATGGTAGTCTTCTGGATCATAGTCATTTACCTCAAGTAGCATGTCTCCTAGCTTAACTGGATCATATCCAACCCCATTTAGTGCAAGTTGAATGAGTCTATCGTACATTTCACCAGCCTTAGACTGCATTAGAGGCTTACTAATGGGCAGTGTGCTTCCAGCAGCGATTCGAATGTCATATCCACCAGTAGTTACTGGTACAAAATACTCTGGTTCAAGCTCAAAGAAGCTAAAACCCTTGATTGGTTTCTCAAATATCTTACCCTTAGTATCAAAATCCAACATTCTGTCTTCAAGTCTGATTTCTCTAGGCTTCAACTGATAGGGAACTCCGTTTTCTACGGCTAGTTTACCCTCAGCTTTTAGTTTTTCCACCTGTGCATTAAATTGCATAGTGTCGTCCTCTCCGACGATTCTTTCTAGCTTCGGTTGTGAGTAAAATTGGATAATATTGGCGATTCTAAGTCTGGCAATTCTAACTAGGAACTCTCTTTCGAGTAGTCTTAGCTTCATTCTTATTCTCTTGAGTGCAGATTCTTTCAAAATAGCTGCCTCAGTTGCGGTACCTGCTTGTGGGGCGGAGGTGAATCTAGGGTCAATTCCAGTTACGATGGTTCCATCCTCATCAAGTTTGTTATAGCTTAACTCAATTGAACGGGGCATATCGTTGTATTCAACTGGAGAAACGTCATCTGGACCACCAGGTATCATATTGTGCGGTGCAGCCACCAAATCTTCTTCTGTTAGCTGAGCTCTGTCTGACACCAAGAACATCTTATCAATATCAAGATGGTTTCTATCTAGGGTCATCCTACGGAGCATGTCTTTTTCGTTTTGAATTGACTCAAGTAGTTCTGGCTCACCTTTGCCGTAAAATCTGAATGTCCTCTTGACATCAACGAGTCTGGCAAATGGAAGCTGCTTGTGTCTATATGGATTTGGTCCAGACCTAAGTACAACGTCGTTACAGACTATAATTAAGGCATCATCGGGCATCCTGGACCAGTACCAAAGAACTTCTACCTGCTTATCCTTGTCTATCCCCTGTGGGGGTTGATACCACTCATAGTAGTTGGTGTCGCCACCGGCCTTTACATATTTAAAATTGTCAAATTGATTCCAAAATGGACCGCTAAAAAATAGTTTAGCATCGTCTATGTTCATGATAAACCTGCGAATACAATCTCTTGCCCCCTTGGGACCGTCAAAAGATGTCGCTGTCTCATCAACTCTAAAATCTTCTAGCTTAACTGGCTCCATGTAGACGCCATCGTATTCCATGATCTTCTCTTCTTCGTATGTCTCCTTATTTTTTTCGAACTTTATATGCTTGATGATTCTAGGTTGCTGAAAGTAGTATTCTTGGGCAATGGCAGTTCCACAAATAAGTGATTCCTGCATAACATCCATTAGGTTTAGGTCTCCATTTCCCTGCTCCCAGGTGTAGTTATAGATATGCTTCATTACTGTTGAGCGTGGAATGTCTTCTTTGCTTCGTGGAATTATTATAGGCTGTGGAGTTTGGTCAACCATCTCTGACAAAGCTGCCTGAACTACGGCAGTTGTCACTGGAGAGACGTGGTTTGATTGCCAGTCATCCTCACCTTTGGGATTTCTGTACGCCTCCCACTGTTTTCTCCATTTATCCCAATGTTTCGAAGCCTCTTGATAGTCCGTTCCACCCTCCATCTGTATTTTACGGGTGTAAACTCGCTTAATAGCCTCTACTTGTTTTTCATCAGGCTGGTAATCTAATCGTATACCTGGTTGTTTTGTTTCCATTTCTTGGCCTTACCCAAGTTATTTGTTATCTTATAAGATTTATCTACAAGTTACCCATATAGGTAACGATGATTATATCTTCCTGTCTGCTGTTTAGGCGGGACGATAAGATCTAATTGATAAGATAGGGCATCAATAACATCATCATGCTTTGCTCTGGGGAAACGAAGAAGTTCGTCTTCCAGATAGGCAAGGTTATTAATTCCCCTACTATGTACTATTTTACCATTTGCATAGAGAGGTTGTAATGCCTTTATACGTTGATCTTTAGATCGGTCATGTGGAGCAATCTCAACAAGTGGCAAACTCTTACCTCTTTTACGCATCTCCTCACGAATAGTATATTGTAATGTCTTCTGAAAAGCGACATCCTCAACACCAATTAGTTTAGGCCTATAAATATCATACAATTTAAACATCGCCTCAATTAACTGCGATGGGGTTATTCTGGCTCTCTCAATGTGTTTTACTAAAATATTACCGTACTGGTCCACCTCAGTTAAAACCATTGCCGTATAGTCCGCCGTTTTTTTCAAACTGACTGCGGGGTCAATAGTCAGATATCTATTTACCAGTTTACCGTTCCAATCTCCCCACTCTGCATACTTAAACCAATCTCGTCTGAATGTCTGCTCCTCCTCTGGCACTGGCTCATTCATGTACTGGGCTGAAAACTCGTAGGCCCCTTTCTCGGCGTATCTTTCACTTAATTCTTTTAAACTAAATTTGTTTTCCCAAAGTACTTGCCTAACTAAGCTGTCTCCACCTGGAGCAAATACCTGGCTAAGAGAGGCATCTGTTTCAAAGGCTGCTCTAATAAATAGATCGTAATTTTGAATTACTCCATTGTCTGGATTCATGATCCACTCATAGAAATCACCATCAACCCATCTGGTACCAATAACAATCAATTGTCCACCAGGCTCCAGTAGGTCCAGGGCATCCTTGTACCTTAGAATCACCTTGTCCATCTGCTCCTTGCTTTCAGCAATCTGCCTGTTTACAAGATCATCCATAATAATTAAGTCAGGGTGAGATCCCGTCAAGTTACTCTCAACACCCGTAGCCCAAACTGTAGGACCACGAACGCCAGTATCCGGCCTGTTAAGTGTAATTCTATCCTGGGACCATTCTTTGGGATCCTTGGAAATATTGCCGAATGTTTTAATTAGGTTATCATTTTTCTGCAAGTGGTCTTTAATGGTTGAAAGAAAGTCTACCGCCATTTGCCAGGTAGCATTTAGGATTAGGATTCTAATGTTTGGATCGTTAACAATTCTGAATAAGCTGTAACCTACAGTAACTAGGGTAGACTTTAAGTGACCTCGAGGAACTAGGATAAGTTTCTTTCTATCTCTGGTGTTTTGAACAAATGTGCACAGCTCCTTATGAAACGTGCCCAGGTCTTTTCTACCGGCACCAGTAGTAACTCCAAGGATAAATTTGTTGAATAAGTAAAGACTCTTCTTAGTCTTCTGCTTTAGTAGATCCTGGTATAGGTTTACACTTTTAAGATACTCCCTCTCCAGGTTCTCACGGTTATTTATATTCTCCTCCTGCTTAATCGACTCTGATTTTTTGGGCATCGGTTTCCTGTCTGATAATATCGTCAGCTTTCTTTTGCTCATATTCATTAAAGAGAGTCTCTGCCCTCTCACATAACTCCGCCGCTGCACTCAAATCAATATCAGGTACATGGCAGGGGGCAATCCCCCAGGCTACCAAGTGACCATCAGGCTGTCTGACTCTCAAAACTACTCCCTTGCGATTACTCTCTAGTTCCCAGGCCCAGT